GCCTGTAAAGAAAAGCAAAGCCAAGAAGCAGAAAGACCGCATGGCCGTCACCATCGTTGGAGACCATCACCTTGGGATGCTGGCATGGTCACCCGAAACAGGTAGCGACCCGTGGGATTTGCAGATAGCGCAAGACACACTCATCAAGGGCGTCGATAAGCTTATGGAGAGCACAGGCGATTGCTCTGTAGGGGTTTTGCTAAACGTCGGCGACATGATTCACGCTAATAACTTAAAAGGCGAGACGGGCGCAGGAACAGCCTTGGACGTAGACGGCAGAGCGGGCAAGACCATACGCGCCGCAGGCAATTTATTCCAGATTATCGTCACCCGTATGCTTCAGCAGTACGATGAGGTATGGCTGATCAACGCTCGCGGTAACCACGACCCTGACGCCTCTTTGTGGCTAAACGAAATGCTCCGCATGTACTATGAGAAAGACAAGCGCGTGAAGGTGTTCGACAACTTCAGCAAGTTCATCCACTTTGAATGGGGCAATAACTTTGTGATTACGCATCACGGCGACAAGATACGCACTCGCCAACTGTATGAGGCAATCACACGCGACTATGCGCAGGAGTGGGGGCGCACCAAGTATCGCTTTGCATGGACAGGCCATATTCACCATAAGCAATCAGAAGAGCTAGGCGGTCTTACGTGGGAGAGCTGGTCTGTACTCCCGCCTCCAGATTCTTGGCACTCAGGTGCTGGCTATGGCTCACAGCGGTCGATTAGTTGTGTAGTATTAGACAAAGAGCACGGCGAATTCAGCCGCTTCAAGGTAGGTATCGAGGCACTACAGTGATAGAAAAAATGCCCATCCTCTCAATGCCACTACCTGACGGCGGGCAAGTGGTTTGTAGGGTAGATGCGATAACAGCGGCTACAACTAACATGCGCAACGAAGATATGACCGACGTGTATATTGACGTTGCTTGTCCCGAGGGGATCACAATAGATGTCGATATTGACTCTTTTACAACGTCATGGCTTACGGCGCTTCTCACAACTGTTGACGACTGGCGACTCGACCGTGAAATGCACTGACTGCGGTAAGGGTATGAATCCTCAATTCACTGGCGACAACGGCAAACTACGAGGCTGGTTTTGCGAGTGTGGCAACTGGGAAAAGGCCATACTGCGCGAGCGTCAATTTACTAAAGAGACCTACTATGGCAATCAAGCGCACAAACGCTGATATCTGGTGCAGTAAAGCGGTACGCCTGCGTGACGGCGCTTGTGTCCGATGTGGCAACACAGAAACGAATCAGGCCATGCACATATATGGCCGCAGAAATAAGGTGATTCGCTATTCCTTAGACAATTTGTTAACTGGCTGTTACACCTGCCACCGCCTGTTTACAGAGTCGCCGATTATGTTTGCTGATTTCTGCAACGAGTATCTAGGCGAAGGCCACATGGACATATTGCGCGAGAAAGCGCGTGGGTTCATGAAAGACAACAAAGCCGTGCGGGATGAGATTGCCAAGCACTACCGCGAAGAAGTTCGCAAGAAAGAGCAGAACCCTGACTACGTGATTGTTTCGTACAATTAGTTGCGCGTTTTTGGTATAATAATGTAGCAACAGGAGGATGTTGTTATGTGTGTACAGAGCCAGCGACAGTTTTTTGCAGAGCGGCATCACATCGTCGTTACTGACAAGCTTACCGAACTACTAGCGCGACTGGGCAGAGATCAGGGGGTGAACGAAGAAGACTACCTGAAGCGCCTCTCACGTCACCCAAACGAAGACCAATTTATCGCCGAGATCGCTCGCCACTACTCTGCCGCTTGAGCATAAACCCGAAAAAAAATCGCAAAAAGATCAAAAAAAGACTTGATCTAGATGATCGTGCCTGTCAATAATCTGTTCATCGGCTGGAGACACAGCCATCAACAAGGAGAAGGGTAGTGCGCAAGATTGAAGAGCAGATGGTAGAGGCGATTGCGGATCGTGAGCCATTAATCAGCGGTAACACTGAAGTTACTGAATACGACGGCGGCTCTCAGGGCGTGTATCTGCACGGCCATCTGATCGCGTCGATTGTGGATCGTGAGGCGCAACCTTACATTCCTACTATTCGACGGTGGCCGACTATGACCACAAAGTCGCGACTTCGTGCGTTGGGCGTAGATGTTTACACGCGAAAGGGCACTACATTCGTTAACGGCGAAGCGATCGACTAAGGGGGCTATCATGGGTGATGTTATTGATTTTGACAGCAAGCAGAAGGTGGAAGACGACGAGATGTCGATAGAAGCCGCCGCGCTTATGGACGATGTCTTCGACGCCTGCACTGACTCGACGTTAGAGCCCGAAGAGGTTTGCTGGTTAATGGTCTCGACCTTTGGTAACTCGATGTTTTACGGCATGTGTCGAGAGCATGCTATCGAGCAGTTTTGCAAGGCGTTCATGACAGTGATCTCGTACAACGAGGTCGATGAAAAAGAGATGTTCAAGGTTCTGGCGGGGGTGAAGTGAGCAATCGCTACTCGGAGCAAATGACACTGACGGAGGTGGCCGAGGTTCTCGGTATCTCTCGTCAGCGTGTAAAGCAGATCGAAACGGTAGCACTAGAGAAGCTACGGAAGAATCCAAAGGTTAGGGGTTTGTATGAAGGAATTATCGACGGACGCATGGGCAGTGGTGCTAGTGGGCATGATTTTATTAGTGTTCATTCTGGGGATAGTAGGGCGCAGTGATTACGACGATGCGGTAGCGCAACAAGACATTTACTGCGAATTTGTAGACTTATGGGGGCAAACAAATGGTAGAGACGGTCATCCTGACTTTAGAGGGATTTACGAAACGGCTTGCACAGATGGACAGCGACGAGATTGAGGACACGATCATCGCAGTCAAAGCCGCACACGCTATGGCTAACAGACACAAGGAGGACATGGCGATATTATCTGACTACAGCATAGTGGCACTTAAGGACAATGATGAACCACCACTAGAAATAGTCAGGTACAAATTTCCAGCGTAGAGACGCATTGCCCGCACCTAGCGGGCTTTTTTTTACCCCAAATAAATAGGCGTTATTTATTGTCCGCACGCTAATCGCATATATTGGTATAATATGCACGGGGGAACACTATATGTTGCAAACGGTAACTATAGATTGGCGGCCCGTAGTACAGGGCAGTATGCCAAGGAATGAAGGCACTTACCTCGTCGCATTTGACGACGGGGCAGTGGAGACATACCCCATGTCAGACCAAGACATCAAACGCGGAGAAGTAAGAGACGGGCAAACACATGGCCTCTATTGGGCCGAAGGCTTACCGTCACCTTTATGATCTATGAGTCTATCAATCGACTATCTACCGACAGCGGACCTGATTCCGTACGCCCTAAACTCACGAACGCATACAGATACACAAGTGGCTCAGATAGCCGCAAGTATCCACGAGTTTGGATTCACTAACCCTATACTGATTGACGAGAAAGCCACGGTGATTGCTGGTCACGGTCGTTTACTGGCGGCGCAGAGACTTGATCTGCCCGAAGTTCCGACGATCTTGCTTTCTGGCCTTACTCAGGCGCAGAAAAAGGCGTATGTCATCGCAGACAACAAGCTCGCCTTGAATGCGGGGTGGGACGCTGACTTGCTCACAGCAGAGCTTGAATCGCTAAAAGAGATGGACTTTGATATCTCGATCACAGGATTCGATGACTTGCCCGATCTTGACGATGACGTCGACTACTCGCTTCTCGACGGCGAAGACATGGACGTTAGCGACGGCGTAAAGAAAGCCATCATGGTGGATTTTGAGCTTGAGCACTATGAAGAGGCTTATGAGCTTTTTAAGTGGTGGAGATCGCAAGACGCTTATGTCGGCTACATGATCCTCGACCACCTTAGAAAGGAGCGCAAGAAGCATGAAGCGAATTGAGTTAGTAGAAGTCGAGCACAGCATCAAGGTAGGCGATGTCTGCGGCGACATGGATTCTACGATCACAGAAGATTGCATATTTACGGCGGGCGATCAGATTGTAGGCTTCTTTCTGCGTGAGCTACCCGAGAAAGCGGCAAAGCTGGCAAACCTAGCCAACCACGAACTAAGGAGCAAACGGGTTCCGAAAACGGCTATGGTAAGAGCATCAGGCGTAGAGCAGTACTCTTGTATCATTGGTGGCGTACCAGCGAAGCCCCACATGAGAAGGCCGTATAACTCGGTGAGCAGTGTTCACGCAAAGCCTTCAGCTAAGAATTTCATTAAGGCCATGGACTTACTGGCGCGCGAGTCAGAGCAGATCATTGCGGACATCATGCCCGAGCAATACGAGTCTCAGATGAAGGTATTCAGTAAGGTCGACGACAAGTACAAAGTCGGTCGCTTGTTCAGTAGCTCGATTAGCAATTACAACATCAGTGCACCGTTCCATAGAGACACCGCCAACATTCCGAATACGGTGAACGCGATCATCACTAAACGGAAAAATTCAACGGGCGGAAACCTGTGCGTACCTGACTACAACGCTGTAATAGATCAATGCGATAACAGCCTGCTTGTATACCCAGCGTGGCGCAATGTCCACGGCGTTACTCCGATTGTTCCGACTTTTGAGGGTGGGTATCGCAATAGCCTTGTGTTCTATCCGCTAAAGGCGTTTCTCAATGTCTGACGTTGGCAGACCAAAGAAACCTATCGACTGGGCTCTAGTAGAGAAGCTGTGCTCGATTCAATGCACTGGGGACGAAATTAGCTCGATCCTAGAGGTGCATTACGACACCCTCAACAACCGATGCAATGAAGATTATGGGGTTAATTTTTCGGACTACTATAAAAAGGCGTCATCTGGCGGGAAAATGAGCCTTCGCCGAAAACAGTATGAAGTGGCATTGTCGGGCAACCCGTCCATGCTGATATGGCTAGGAAAGAATGTGCTCGGTCAGAGCGATCAGGTACAGCAAGACGTGAGAGATCTACCGCCTGTAGTTATTCAGCTTACCTCTGATGCGACTGACTAAAGCGCAGACAAAGATATTCACGGACGATACCCGTTTCCGAGTTGTCGTTGCTGGCAGGCGTTTTGGAAAGACATTCCTAAGCACGGCAGAGCTACTACACAGGGCATTGCGCAAGCCTGACCAGAACGTGTGGTATGTGGCTCCCACCTATAAGGCGGCCAAGGAAATCGCTTGGGACATGCTGGCAAGCCAGATACCCGTTGAGTACATAGCGAAGACCAACGAAACGTCGCTGACCATCAACCTAAAGAACGGGTCGAGCGTCTCGCTAAAGGGAGCTGAGAAGCCTGACAATTTGCGCGGACGTTCTTTAGACTTCGTTGTGCTGGATGAGTTCGCCGACATGCGCAAGGAAGCGTGGTTCGAGGTGGTCAGACCCAGCCTCAGCGACCGAAACGGAAGCTCACTTTTCATTGGGACACCTCGCGGAAGAAACCATTTTTACGATCTGTATGGCAAAGGAGCAGACGGCGATGACGGATGGAGTTCACATCAATACACCACGGTTGAAGGCGGAAATGTTGCACCGACAGAAATTGAGTCAGCTAAAGCGGACTTGGACGAACGAACCTTCCAGCAAGAATACGAAGCAAGATTCATCAACTACAGCGGCATCATCTACTACGCATTCAAGCGGGAAGAGTCAGTAGTACGGCACGATGGTGACCTATCAGTCATACACGTAGGCATGGACTTTAACCTCGACCCGATGAGTGCGGTACTGATGACGCGCAAGGGCGACACGCTCCACGTATTCGATGAAATCGTCATGTTTGGTAGCAACACCGATGAGATGGTTGCAGAGCTTCGCGAACGCTACGGAAATGGTACAATAGTGATATACCCTGACCCTGCGTCTCGTCAACGTAAGACAAGCGCAGGTGGAAGGACAGAC